GTTATGGTGTTGCAAGTGGACTTGTTGAAGTAGGAACTGAAATGATGTTCGGTGGTGGCAAGCAAAATGTGTTTGGTAAAGGTTATTTAGATGATTTAGGTAAAAATGTTGCTAAATCTGGCTGGAAAAGAGTTGCAAAAGAAGCTTTGGAAGAAGGTGCAGAAGAAGCTGTATCTGAATTGGTAAATCCATTATTGAGAAATATTTACAAAGATAAAGGTTTTTTTGAAGACTTCTTAACAACAGAACACTTAAAAGATATAGGACAATCTGCTTTAGTTGGTGCTGCAACTTCTATTGTTTATGGAGAAACTCTAGGAAGAATACATAAACACGCCACAAATATTCAAGAAAATATAAACGAACTCGAAGGGCTTTCTAAAAAAGAAGAAAACTTGTGGGCTAAAAACGATTTTAGTCAAGACGAGAAAATTACAAACATAAGAAATCAAATTTATGAAAACATAAGCACTGAATTAAAATCGACAAAACCACAAGCGAGAGAAAAGCTTTTGAATATGTTAGACAGATATGGCTTAAATGGCGTATTTGACACAGACGGCAGTATTGTTGAACAAACTAACACGACAATTCAAAACAACGCTAAAAAGACGGTTGCAACTTATAATAAAGAGGCTTATTCTCCAGCGTTAAAAGGAAAAGAGTCTTCTCTTTTATATGCTCCAACAAATACAGCCTTAACTGCTACACAAATTGAAGCAAAGCGTAGCTTCAATGCACTTAACAAAGGACAAATTCGTTCCAACCTAGTTTTTACAAACGAAAATCTTGGCGTGGATTCAAATGGTAAAGCTGTTAATAGTGCTTATGTTGACGGCACTTTATATATCAGCACAAAAGCAAATGCTCCACAAGTTATGGTAGAATATGAAATGACACACTCGCTTGAGGGAACAAAAGCTTATAATAAATATGCTCAATTTATACTTAAAGAAATAGCAGACAATGAAACTCTTAAACAGAAGTATGGCGATGTAAACGAACTTTACGAAAAAACAGTCAATGCTTATACTGAAAAGCTTGTAAATGACGCAGTTAAAAAAGGCGAGAAAAAATTATCCAGAGAAGCAATAGGTAAAATTCAAGATGTTGCTTCATTAAGCACTATTCAAGAAATTGTTGCAAGATTTACTAGCGAAAATATTTTTACAAATCAAGAGCAAATAACAAAGCTTGCAACACAAGAGCCTAGTCTTGTAAAAAAACTTGCAAACTGGATAAAAAATAAAGCTTCTAAACTTTCTGCTGGCACTGCAGAACAAATCGAAGTTGCTAAATTTTTGAGCAAGGCTGAAAAACTTTACAATAAAGCACTTGAAGCGTCTTTCGGCGTGCAATTTGACAGTAAAGTTAGAGATGTGTATAATAAAGAAAAAGGAGATTCTAAAAATGACACAGAACGAAGAAGTCTACATTCAGACAACAGCGAAAAATGGATTAAAAGTAAGGATTCCAGCAAGCAAGATACAAGAGTTCAAGAAAGGTCAAGAGAATCCAGACAAGGAAAAGACAGCAAAAACAAAAGAGAAGTTAAACGAATACTTCCTACAGAAGAGAAAACAGTCAGAACAGTCAAAATCAACCAAATAGACCATAAAGACTGGAGTAAATTTGAAACAG